GTATGATAGAATAAGCGGACCTTTGATTGAATGTTTCATTTCAGATAATCTGTTTGAATTGGTAAAAGAAAGAAATTCTTTGAGGTTGATGGAGTATGAGATGAATAATCTAATAAAAATAGAAGAAATCTTCTTTAAGATATGAATTTTTTAGCTTTCTTTTTTATTCTTTCTACATTTTACTACTTGGTCAATAAATCACATTTAAAAAAAAATATTGACCAGAAGTTGATTATGTATGACAATAAAAACTGGATACTGTTCGATATAATATATTATTTACATCAGATATTTTATTGGTTTTGGACATTTGCACTTTTATTTACAGAGTGGAAAGTATTTGGTATTTTACTTCTACTGGTTGGATTGTGTAGTTCTTTTGATATCTGGATATTTTCAAATAAATATGATATTGTCTTTTGTATGATAAAGATATCTATTTTATTCTGCCTTATAGTAGCCCCATTCTTTTCAAGTGTTCTTCAGTGATTATTATAAAATCCCATCCTTTTAAATCACAGTATTTTATCATCGTTTTCCATTTTTCAGAATTTTTTTGAGCCATTTTTAAATCATACTCAAAATTTTTTAATTTTTTCATTTTAGATGTTGAGTCTGGAACTTTAAGTTTACCCTCTTGTAGAGCGACAACCATATCAAACTCTTTTTTTGGTTTAACCTCTGCAACAACTTTTTTAGTCATTCCATCATTTAGTCTCATTTCATAGTAAAAGTCTGGATAGTAGTTGTGACTTTTGACTTTTATATCACCATTATCAAAGTGTGTCATTTGATAAGGTACGGTTATACATTCAGCTCCCCATTTGATTACCCTTTCACTTGAATCTAACCAAGTCATAATTTTAAACTCCCAAGAACTTCTATAATAAACTCCACCTTGTGAGTTGAGTTTTAACACTTTATCTTTATTCTTTGGAATAAAATTTCCGTTGTGATAATTTTTATTTTTAGGTATACTATTTAACATAATAATATATATTGTTATGGGTCCTCTTCAAGACAGAGTTAATTTAAGTATGAAGGTCTATGGTAAAGACATAGTAGACTTTTATAAAAACAATACTCTATACATGGTTGATAAGTATACAAAATCAGATGATATGTGTACCTCTATTTCTGTAAGAGATATAATACCTGGTAGGTTTTATTTTCTTCATTATGAAGATCCTTCAAATTGGATGAGATATTCTCCGATATTTGTTGTAGATTATAGAAAAATCAACGACTTAGTGATAATATTAGGTGTTAATTTCAACTTCATACCATTGGAGGTTAGAAGTTCTTTTTTTGATAAATTTATTTCTGAACAAGATTTTCAAAATAATTATCCATTAAAGGTAGATTTTAAAGGAGTTTATACTGAATTACTTAGATTAGGATTTGAATATTCTATTGTAGAGTATAATGCTATACAAATTAAATTAGTACATCAGATTCATTTAGAACTATTGCCAAGATTTTTCTATTCAAGTCATCCTAAAAATACTTATGATCCAAATAAATTGATGGAAATTTGGACTAAAAAGATAGAAACAAAAGAAAAAAGACATCAAGAGATTACTTTGTCTCTGTTAAGTGAGTTTTATGATGTCAATGGTGAGATTGATTCTAAGTATCAGGTACTTCGAGACCATATAAAAAGACTTCAAGATAGTTTTAATAGATTTAAAAACAATTAAAAGATTTTAAGTATGAACTACACAAAAGCTAAAGACTTTTGTGTTGAAGCGTTTAAAAAGAAGAACCTTTATGGTTCCGAAACTTATTGTTCTTTAGACAATAAGTAGTTTAATATATAAGTAAAACTTATAATAAAATTATGAAGCATCTTAAAAAGTTTGAAGAGTTAGATTATTTAACGTCTCTAAAAAGACAAAGAGAGTTAGAGCAGGAACTAGATAAGTCAAGAATGCAGGAAATAGAAAATAAACGTAAAGAGGTATCTGGTCAACATTTGAGTAAACTATCTTCAGAGACTGAAAGACAATCGGAGATTCAAAGAAATTTAGAAGAGAGAAGAGAGCTAACACATTTGGTTCTGCAGTCAATTCTTTATTCTGAGCAGAAAAAGGATGGATTTGACAATTTTAAAGAGGATTTAAAAGACTTGTTGAATAAATACTCACTTGATAAACTTCCAAAGAGTGGATCCTCAATTTATAGATAATTTTAGGAAGAGTTCTATTTTAATATATACCTAAAATTTTAGAAATTTTTAATGGCAGCAACTTATAATCCTTTAAATCAAAATGGAAATATGCAGTATATAAATACTGCAATAGAAAACAGAGGACTTTTTAGTAGAATTTTAAGAAATCTATCGTCTTATGGAATGAAATATGATGATATGATCATGAGAAATCAGGTCGGTGTTGGTATCAATGAAGATCCATACTCACAACAGGGTAACTCAATGTATGATTTCTTCTCTAGAAGAGCAGTTGCTTCAGTTTTAAATAAAAAATCTATTCCATATTTAGATAGATCTTATGCCGATAAGAGAAGAATTTTAAGAGAATATTCTATAAAAGACGAAATTAGAGATTTCGTGTCTACGGTTTGTGATGAGAGTATAATTTATTCAGATAAAGATTTTTGCAAACCAAAAAATATATCTACTGATTATTCACAGGATATAAGAGACAAGTATCAAGAATACTTTGAAAAGATTTATAACAGATATGGATTTTCAGATTCGGTTTCAGCTTGGAATTTAATGAAAGACTATTTAATTGATGGATATGTTGCGATGGAAATTGTTTGGGATGATAAAAAGAAAAATATTATTCACTTTAACAGACTAAGACCAGAGACAATAGTTCCAGCTTTTGAACCGTCAATAGGTAATATTTGGATTCAATATCCAGAAGATCCACAATTAAGAAGAATATTTTTGGATTCACAATTAGTTTTTGTTTCATACTCGACACAAAATGACTATTCTGAGACATCTTACGTAGAAGGTCTTATTAAGCCTTATAATCAGTTAAAAATTATTGAACAGACTAAAATTATGTTCAATATTATAAATGCAACTGTTTATCAGAAATTTACAATTCCAGTTAAGGGTTTATCAAGACAAAAGGCAGAAGAACAAATTGGTCAATTAATTAATGATTATTCAGAAGAAGTTGAATGGGATGATTCTTTGGGTACACTTCAAATAAACGGTACTAAACATCTTCCTTATAATAAACAAATTTGGTTTCCAGAAGGTGATGCTGGTACTCCTAATATGGAACTGGTTTCTCCACAAGGTCATAATCTGAATGAAGATGATATATTAAAGTGGTTTTATAATATTTTAAAAAGAGCTTCAAAAATTCCTGTTCAAAGATTTGAGGGTGAAAATGGTGGCGGTAATGTATTTACTGATGCCGCTGAGATGACAAGAGATGAGGCCAAGTTTAGTAATTTTATTGGTAGATTAAGAGCTAATTTTAAAGAAATAGTTGTTAAACCATTGAAGTTACAAATGTTAGTTGAATTTCCAGAATTAATGGAAGATGAAGTATTTCTTAATCAAATTGATATAGAATTTATATCAAATCAATTATTTGAAGAGTGGAAAAAATTAGGAAACATGGCTAAGAAAATAGAAATTTTAGGTAGTTACACCGGAATTCAGAAGGCTGATGGTACACCATATTTTCATATTGAATATCTTATTGATAATGTTTTGAAGCTAAGTGCTGAAGAAAAAGAGGAGAATAAGAGATACTGGATCAAAGACGCTGCTGGTGCTGGATCATCAGAAGCTACGCCTGGTGAGCCTGTTGGTGCCGGGGGTGGGGGTGCACAAGGATCACCTGAATTTGGAGGAGAGGCTGGTTCTGAGATGCCAACCCCTGAACCTGGTGGTGAAGCAGGTGGTGAAGCTGGAGGTGGTGAACCTGGTGGTGAATCTGGTGGTGGAGAATCTTCAGAATTTGAGTTTTAATTTTTAATACATAATGTATGTATAATATTTATATTTTAAGATGTCCAATCTCTTTCGAAGTAAGATATGTTGGTCAAACAAGAACGTCTATAACAAAAAGGCTTGGTGGACATATATATGAAGCAACTAATAGAAGAAAAAATAAACTAAATCATAAGGATAATTGGATTTTAAAATTGATTAAAATGGGACACAGACCTATAATTGAAATTTTAGAAAGTCATAAAGATATTGAATTAGATTATATATTAGAAAGAGAAAAGTATTGGATTAAAAATTTGAAGAGTCGGTGTAGATTGCTAAATTCTACTGATGGTGGTGAATATAGTATAAATAATGTTGTCACTATCACTGATATGTCTGGTGAGAAAAATCCTATGTATGGTAAACATCATACTGAAGATGCCAAGTCATTGATGAGAAATAAAAAAATAGGACTTTATGATGGCGTAAACAATCCAAGAGCTAAAGAGTTGTTCCAATATGATAAAGATCTAAATTTAATAAAAAAATGACCCTTTGCTAAAGATTGTTGTGATTTTTACAATATTTCAAGGGGAAATGTTTCTGCATCAGCTAAGATTAATTCTTATAGACATGACAATTTCATTATTAGATATGGGTATATATTTTCTTTTATTGAAAAGTAATTTATTCTATGCCCTTGATATAAGTTGATGTTGATTCATTATCAATATAAAATCCTACAATTTGTACTGAGTTGTCTAAACCCATTTTTAATATTTTTGGGACAACATCAAGTTTTATACCTAAGATTTGAAGCTCGGTGACTAATTTGCCCATTTTAGTTTCAAGTATTTTATAATCCACTTTTAATTCTAAAATAGATAGATCTGTATCTATCTTGAATGATAATTTATTAATTGATATTACTGATGTGGAAAGTGAAGTCAG